TACAAGAAGCATATATAAATGGCTTTTATGGTGGGGAAGAAAACGAGAATTGGTATAATGACTTTCTGGAATATGACAATATTATTAATAATTAATAGAAAGGAATAAACTTATGGAAGAATGTAATAAACATTATAAAATTATCAGATATTTTAGAGATAATTTTAAAAAAAGAGTTATCAAAAAGGGCTTAACACTTAAAGAAGCCCAAGCTCACTGTCAAAGAGAAGATACAGAAGGTGATGGTTGGTTTGATGGTTATACTCAAACTTGTTGTTTTCGTTGTTTTAATAAATAATTTAAGAAAGGAATAAATATATGAAAATAAAAGAACTTATTGAGTTATTAAAGGCTCAACCACAAAATAACGAAGTGTTATTATCAATAGATAGTGAGGGAAATACTTTTAAGGAAATAGGGGAAAGCCACTATATTAGAAGCGATAACAGTGATTCCATAGAAGTATATAATAATAAATCAGTTATCTTTCCTAATGATGAGTGTTGGCAATATGAAGAAAATGAAAAAGGAGATTTAGAATTAGAAAAAATTAACTAAATAGAAAGGAATAAATATATGTCAGTATTAAATAAGAACGAGATTAATTAAGAAAGGAATAATAGCAAATAGATTTGCCAAAAGGATCAATATTTGCTATTATTTTTTTAGTTAATTATTAACAAAAATAATTATGAGTGATGAAGAACAAAATGTTGAAGCAGTGGAAGAAGAAACTGCGGAAGAAGCTTTTGAAGAAGAAGCTACCGAAGAATAAATAATCTTCGCAGAAATTATACATAGAAAAAGATCAGTTAAGCGCAACCCGATAACAGGAGTCGCAAAGATAACTGATTTTTTTCTTGACAAAATATTACATATATGATAATATACCCTTATGGAAAATACTACAACTAACAATTTAATATTTAATTGTCGAAAAGAGCATGATCATCGCCTTGGTTTAGGGCTTTCCAGTGGTCATGCTCTTTTTGTTAGTTAAATATATGAGTGGATGGATTAAATTACATAGAAAAATAGAAGATAACCCTTTATGGTTTAATGAACCTTTTACCAAAGGGCAAGCTTGGGTTGATCTAATTTTATTTGCTAATCATAAAAAAAGAACCATCCAAATAAGAGGTAATTTTGTAGATATAGGAAGAGGACAGCTTGGATGGTCAGAACTAACAATGGCGAAGAGATGGCAGTGGAGTAGGAACAAAGTTAGGCGTTTTTTAAATTACTTAGAAACGATACAGCAGATAGAACAGCAGAAAGATAGATTTATTACAACAATAATAACCATTTTAAACTATGAAGATTATCAGAAGGAACAGCAAACGATACAGCAGAAGGACAGCAGACGATACATAAACAATAATGTAAAGAATAATATATATAAATATATATTAGTCGAACTTTCTAAAATTTTTGATTTTCCTTTAAGAGAAAATAAAACTGCTTATAAAGATTTAGCTAAACTCATTAAAAGATTTGGCGATAAAAAAAACTTACTGGCTTTTGCGCGAAAAGCTAAAAGCTTCAAAGAATATCCTTATGTGATAGAAAGTCCTGGCTCCCTGTGGCGCAAATTAGATAAGATCGAAGCACGACTTAAAATAAAAGAAGATATTGAAAAAGATAAAATGTATTATGGAACTCAGGAAGTTAAAAGAGTTGGAGGTAAGTTAAAAGTTAAAGGATCAGATGGAAATTATTTAGAATTTGGAGGACACATTAAAGATATAATTAATTATAAGAGATGATGATTTGACAAAGTATAATATATGTGATACAATCCTAGTGTAAAGTCCAGTTACTAGATTTAGCCGTAATATCACAGTCATTGGACTTTACATCTTACATTCATAAATGCTTAATGAATAAACAAAAAAAAATACTCACAGTAATTTATCTCAATCCTAAAACAGGTAGAACAAAAATCAAACGAAAAAATTTAACAAGAAGAGATGTAAAAATATATTTTAGAAGTGTTAGACCAAAGAGAAGAAAATTAGGAGAGTTTTGTGAACGGTGCGGAATATTTATAGGAACAGGAATATTCAAAAATAGAAAAGGTATAAAAGTTAAATTAAATTATATAAACAAGAAACCCAATTGGTGGAATGTATACTGCGTATGTGATGAATGTTATTATAAAAAAGCATTCGGTTCAGAAGAATCTGTTCCTGATCTAGAAGATTTAGAAAGATATGATGTAGATATATAATTAATTAATAAAAATATATGATTAAAAACTATGACCAAGAAATTGAGAAAAAATATCACCCTGAAAACTTTGAGTCAAGTGATGAGGATAAGTTTGGTGATGGCGAAACCTGCCCTTCCTGTAAGGAGGAGGAATATAGACCTCTTCTAATCGGAAATGAAGAGCGAGGATTTCACAGGACTGGAGACTGGGAGTGTGATAATTGTGAGTATGAAGATAAAGTGATTTAAATAAATTATTAAAATAAATATATGAAAATTACAGTAAGAATTCCAACAGAACAATATGCCTATGTAGAGGTAGAGTTTGATAACTTAGAAGAATATCAAAAAAAATATCCTGAGTTTGTTAAAGCTATGCTCAAAACTAGAGCAGAAGCTGAAAAGGTTAAAAAAGAAATTTCAGATAATCAGCCACCTTTTTAAGAGAAACCATATCTTACCCCTTTTCTCTATATAAATCGCTTAGAAGGGCAAATAGACACCATAGAGAGCAAATTAGAAACTATTTATTTATTAAATATATAAATTATGAAAGAAAAAACAAAAACATTAATAAATCTTTATACTTACCGTGATGACCTTATCAATGCGAAAAATAAATTGAAATGGTATCAATTTAAAAAGCGTAGAGATTTTAATATAGACATTAAAAAATATCAAGATGACATTGAAGTTATCTTTGAAGAAGCAATATTAAAATATTAAAAATATGGAATTACAAACAAAAAATATAAAAATAACTGAACTAGGAGTACAAGAATTTACTAATAAGGAAGGAAAAAAATTTACTCAAGTAAAATTAAAAGATCAACATGGTGTGAAGTATATGTTTTATGACACTAAGAAGGATGGAAATAAGACTAAAGCATATTTAGCTTTTGAAGCTGGTAAAGTACAACTTAATAAAGAATATCTTGTAGGATTTAATGAGATACCCTCATCTTTTGAAAATAGACAAGGTAAAACCATTAAGTTTGACAAAAGATATGTAGCTTTCTTTGATGATCCTGCACCTGAAACTCCTCCAAATCCTTTTCAAGGAGTTGAGAAGACACCAGAAGCTGAGATAAAAGAAGTTAATGTAGAGGATATACCTTTTTAATTAGTATGAAAAGATGCTTCAAATGTAAAATAAAAAAACCTTTATCTAAATTTTATTGGCATCATGAAATGAAAGACAAGCGTCTTGGTAAATGTAAACTTTGTACCAGAAAAGATGTTAAAAGAAGATATTATAAGAAAAGAAAACAGATACTAGAATATGAAAAGGATCGAACACAAAAATTAAGAAGAAAATTACAATTAAGAGAGTACAAAAGAAAATCAAATCTAAAATTTCCTGGTAAACAGAAAGCAAGAATGAAAGTTAATAGGTATTTAAGAAGTGGAAAATTAATTAAAGAAGCATGTGAGACATGTGGAGACAAAGAGGTAGAAGCACACCACACAGATTATAGAAAACATTTAGATATTATCTGGTTATGTAAGAAACATCATCTCCAACAGCACATTAATTACAAAGAGAATAATCCTTTTAAGTAGAATTATGAAAAAACAATGGTCAAAAAAATATAAAAAATGTCTGAAATGTAAAACGACAGAGAATAAACATTATGCTTTTGGAATGTGTAATATTTGTTATGGCAGAAATAGATGGAAAACTAAACCTGACTATAGAGAAAATATAAAAAGACTTTCCTATGAATGGAGAGAGAAACATCCCGAAAGATGGAAAGTAATACAAAGTAAAGCAATTAAAAAATACATGGAAAAGAAAAAAGTTACTGAGTAGTACGTGTTTATCAGAAAACATTAAGAAAATTAATGGGCAAGATAACTGGTATAATTCGGTAATTAAGAGGCGGTGAATGCATGGGTTCGCCATCTCTTACAAGCATCTCAGCGGTGTTACTTACACAAAGTTCCTTTCGTATAGTTGAGGTGCTTATAAGAGATTAAACAAAAATATATGAAAAAAATAAATACGATTTTAATGTTATTAATCTTTCTTATTCCTCAGGGTAGTTTTGCTTTTGGTAAACATATTCATTCCTTAAACATTAAACCACCACCTAAACCTTTTACTAGATCAGCTACTTTAGAAAAAGAATTAGCTAACAGTGATGCTTCTTTCTTAGCAGATCCAGGAGCAAAGCTAGGTCATTCCATTACAGGTATAGGAGATATTAATGGAGATAACTTAGAAGATTTTGCAATGGGAGCTACACACTATCAAGATAGTAATGACGATTATGTTGGTAAGGTATACATTATATTTGGAAAAGCAGATGGTTGGAGTATGGATACTAATCTTTTAGGAGCAGACGCATCCTTTATCGGAGAAGATAACTTAGATCTTATGGGTTATTCTTTAGCTGGAGTAGATGATATAAATGGAGATGGTTACGATGATTTTATTATTGGTGGTTGGGGATGGGTAGAACAAGAAGCAAAAGCTTATTTAATTTTAGGCAAAGCTGATGGATGGCAAAACAATGTGAGTCTTTCTAATGCTGATGCCTCTTTTATTTGGGAAGAAGATTCAAATCAAACTGATTGGGAATATTCAAACATAGATGGAATAGGAGATATTAATAATGACTCCCTTGATGACTTTGCTATTGGTGCTTATGGGAGTGATGAGGGGGGAGCTGACTCTGGTCAGACTTATATATTTTTTGGTAAAGCAACTGGTTGGTCTTTAAATACTAATCTTAGCACAGCTGATGCATCTTTCATCGGTGAGAATAGTGGGGATCAGAGCGGAGCTTCAGTAGCTGGAGTAAAAGATGTTAACGGAGATAACATATCTGACTTCATAATTAATGCGTATGGTTACTCAGGATACAGTGGTAAAACTTATTTAATTTTTGGAAAAGAAAGTGGTTGGCAAATGGATGTTAATTTATCAACAGCAGACGCATCTTTTGTGGGAGAAAATAGTGGAGACATGAGTGGCTTTTGTTTAGATGGTGCTGGAGATATTAATAATGACAACTATAATGATTTTATTTTAGCCAGCGATTATCATAACAGTTCAACAGGAAAAGTTTATATTATTTTAGGTAAAGAAAATAGTTGGAGTAATAACTTAAGTCTGAGTAATTCAGATGCTTCTTACATAGGAGAAAATATTAAAGACATGTATGAATGCCGTGCCAATCTTTCAGGTATAGGTGATTTTAATGATGACGGCTTTGATGATTTCGTTATTGGTTCAGCAGGTTATGGTGGTACAGATGTGAATGAGATAAAGAGTAAAGGAAAAACCTATTTGATTTTAGGAAGAAACACAGGTTGGACAAACGATATAAACTTAGCTAACGCAGACTTATCTTACTTAGGAGAAAATGAAATTGATAATAGTGGTGCAGTAGTAGCAGGTGTAGGTGATGTGAATGGTGATGGGCATAAAGATTTTATTGTAGGAGCCAGAGAAAATGAAGAAGCAGGTGCAGACTCAGGACAAGTATATTTAATATTAGGAGAATGAAACAAATTAAAATAAACGAACCAGAACTAATACACATGATAGCAGCAGATTTAGGTTGCACACTTAAACAAGTAGAAGATGTTATAGATAGATTCAAATTTTATGCAGTAGATATTTCATCAGATGGTTTAAGACTTCACTTACATGAATTTGGTGATTTTTTTATACAAGAAAATAAAGGTAGAAAATCTAATTTAGATGGAACAATATTACCTCCGATGAAACATCTAAAGTTTAAATCTTCTATAACATTAAGACGAAAAATAAATGACTAAAACACCTAGAGAATTAGCTCAAGAAAGATTAGATCTTGCTTACCAACATGCAAAGTTAGGTGAAAGACTTGTTAAATTAAAAGAAGTAAAAGCAAAGACCTGGCAAAATCTAAGAGAGGAAAGTAAATCAGCAGCAGAAGCAGATAGAAAATGGGAAGCAACAGACGAAGGAATAGAAGAAATAAAAATAAAACTTTCCATGAGAAGTAAAGAATTAAAAATGACAGCTATCAAAACTTACATTGATGTACTTAACACAGAAGCTTATAATCAATATTAATTATGAAAAATGTAACCAGAAAAGTTAAAGGAGCTAAGTTCGAAAGGTTTATAGTAGAAGAACTTAAAGAATTAGATGAGAAAACTTACAGAGTATTTGGTTCTGGAGCAGGACTAGAGAAGGCAGACATAAGATGTCCTCAACTTAACTGGGTTCTTGAAGCAAAGAACCATAAGAATCTAGTAATAGTAGATTGGATAGAACAAATGAAGAGACAAGACAATGACGCTAACATATCCATGTTAGTATTTAAACATCCTAAGTCTCCTGATATAAATCCTGAACCCTACATTGTGCTTTCTTTGTACGATTTATTTGAGATAACTCGTCAGAACGCAAATATAAGCCACACAGAGGAGATTAAAGATGATAGAGAACTTTCTTACAAATTAAATAATGTAAAAACAGCTGTTAATCAGCTGCTTAAATATATCAAAAAAGACTAATAAAATTATTTTAATTTTTTAAGTTCTTCAGCATTAATTAGAAGCCACTGTTCAAGTTTAGCTTTTATTTCTTCTTTAGGAGTTCCTTCTGCTATTTCTTGTGCCATTCTTTCTCGTACCATTAATTTAAAACGAGGATTTAATAAAGGTAATTCTCTATATAAAGCTTGTGTAGTAGCTCTTTCTACTGCTTTTTCACTTCCTAATATTTGTTCGGGTTCTGTTTCTTGTATATTTATACCAAGTGCTTTACCTATTTCATTCCAAAATTTCTTTTTCTCAACTCCTTGATGAGTGATAACATCTTTAATAATAGCTTTTCTATCTTTCTCTTCTTTAAATAAATCAGATAAAATAGTATCTAGTCCTTCGGCTGTATATCTTTGACGACCACCCGTTAATATTGTTTCCATTAAAAGATACTGTGGAACATAATTTCTTAAAAGATGTTCCATTAATTTTGGTTTTATTGTTTCTTCTACAACTTCAGCTTTTCCTGTTTCGGGATCTACCTTATATAGTTGACCACTAAATGATTGAATTATACCTTCTTTTGTAAATTGTCTACCTAAAAATATTTCTTTTCCCGTTGCTCGTTCTACGAATGTTTTGATTCCTGGTGCAGAACTTTGTAATGCTAATCCAGCAACTCCTTCACTCATTAAATCGGTTATAGTATCAAAAGGATTCATTCCTGTTGTTTTTAAATAATAAACTGTACCATCTTCATCATTTCCTAATGGTACAGCACCTCTTAACCATGAAGGTAATTCATTTTGACCAGTCATCATATAATAACTACGAGCAGAATTTTTAATAATATTTGCTCGTACAGGTGCTTCAGTAGCTACTCTGTAGGAATATTCTGTAATCCATCTCATCCAAGAATAAAAAGGAATAATTTTTCTTACCACACGTCTTTCAACATCTGTCAAATTTAATCCATGATAATACCATTTATGTACCCCTTCTACTAACTCGTCTACTTTAGCAGCATTTTTACCTGTTTTCTTTAACATTTTTTCAACATCCTCAAAACTAGCAATACTCCTTTGCATAAAACTTTTTCTATCAGCTTTAAGTCCTGCACTAATATATCCAACACCTTTAAATAATTCATCAATATATTGATTAGCTTTAAAAGACCAATTACCTATCTTTTGAAGAGGTTTAAATACTGACCAGTTAACTGCTTTTTCTATATTTTTAACAATCGGACCAATTACTTTTGTATTTAATAATTTATCATGAAGTGCAATAGATGATTTAACTAAGGGAATTTCTGCTGCTGGACCTAACTTACCACTTGTTGTTCTTTCTACTTGATGAAGACCACCAAATAATTCATCAGGTAATAACCCTTGTTTTCTAGCTCTCTGAGATTGTATAAATAATTTAGGAGTGAAAATATCACCAGTCATAATACTAAATATAGTATTACCAACAATATTATTAACATTCCATCGAGGCATAAGACCTAAGGCAGCAAATCTAAATGCATCAATCGGTTTATCCCAAAATAATTTAACAAAACTATTACCACTTTTAGTTATTTTTGAAAGTTGATTAGCCATTGCGTCAGGAACTTGATATACTTTTGATTTTGTTACACCTAAATATGATTTTTTTATTTCATCTAATGATAAATCTGGAAATGCTTTTTTAATTGACTCAGTAAAAACTTCAAAAACATCTTCCCCTACATTAATATTCTTTTTTAATGTATCAGTTAAATTTATTGTTCCACGATAAAATCTTAGAAGACCATCTGGAGCAAATACTTTATATCCTGGTAATAATTGTTCTCCTGCTTTTAATGGTTTAACATATGGACTTTCTTTCACCTTATTAATTAAATCTATATTACGTTGCCATTTTAAATTTTCTACACTTTGTCTAGTTAAAATATCTTTTAATTCTTTTTTTGTTGTTTTTAATCCTGCTCCTATATATCCTTCTACTCCATAAGATTTTTTTAAAAATCCAGGTTTAAATGATCTAACAGGTTGAGTATTTAAAAAGAACTTACTAAAGTTTGCAGGTGTATCTTCAAAAAAATGACGCATATAAATAGGATCTGCATCAGGAAAAAAAGTTTTAATAGATTCAATACCTCTTCTTAAATTATCACCAGTTAATTTTTCCCAAGGAATAGCTTTTTCACCTTTGATTGTTTTACCCCCAACAAAATTATTATATTTTGATGAAATAAGAGATGCTTTAGAAGCTAAATAATCATCCATAAAAACCACTGGCATATCATCAAAACCAAGCTCTTTTAATGCAGTAGCAGTATGATTTCCATCTACAATTCTAGTACCATCAACAATAATGGGTTCTATCTGTTTACCAGCCCTAATATCATTAAGTATTTTATCAACAAACTTTCTATTAAATTGTTTATTTGTAAACGAATCTATTGGAGCTGATTTTACTTTACTAAAAATTATACTTTCTGAAAAGGGATCTTTTGATGGCTTGTCTAGAATAACATCTCTGATTTTCCCATAATTTTTAGTTGGTATTTTAACATCTAAAGTTTTTACCCCTTTAGCAGGAAATTCAAATTTTTTTTCACTCTCTAAAAATTTTGCTAATGGTTGAAACTTACGTCTTTGTACAACTTCTGGAGTAAGTGATCCAACTTTATATCCAAACTTTTCTTGATCTGCAGCTAAAGAACGGATTAATCCTACTGCTCTCTGAAATTCATTAGTAGTACCTGGTGGTGGTTTACTAAAACCTTCTACAATTCTTGGAAGTATTGCAGCTTCTTCTTTTGATAATTTATTTATAGTGCTATTTATCTCATTTATAATTCTAGCTCTAGAAGATAAATGTGCTACAGCTTCTTTTTGTAATAATTTTCTTGTTCCTTTTGCTACTTCTATATTTTTAATTAAATTTTCTCCGTCAGGTATTACTTTTTTAATAATATTCTTTGTAGTATTAGATACATTCTTAATACTTAAAACTTTTGATGCTTTTTCAAGGGGTTTAATACCTGCCATTCCTCCTAAACTTGCGATTGCTGTAGCATCTAAAAAAACATCTAATGGATCTTCTGCTAATTTTTGAAAAGGATGACGATATTCCTTATATTCTTCTACTATTGGATCAATATATTTCTCATAAATTTCTTCACGATATTCTGGAGATGTGGCTATATTTTTAGCAAATTCTATTTCTTGTTTTGTAGTTTTAATTGGATGTTTTAATTTCTCCCAAGCACGTCTACTACCCATTCCAAGCAATACTCCTATTCCTTGTACAATTTCCTTTGCATTTCTTCCCCAATCTTTATCAAAAACATCTTTTGCATATTCAGCTGGTCTCCCTTTTACCGTTTCAAAAGTCCATAAATCTTTTCCTTCATCAAATCTTTTCTTTAATATTGCTTCATTAACTTTTTGTTTAGCAAGTGATTTTAGACTATTTTTTATTTTTTCTTTATCAAAAGTACCACTCTGTATTTCAAGTTTTACTCTCTCTGCTGCTTCATCTCTAAATTCAGCACTAAAAGAAGGTCTTTTAGTTAGTGGTTGTACACCTTTTAGATCTTCTTCTTTTATACCAAGTAATGTTCTTTGTGCTCTTTCTTCGTCTGCTTCTCCTTCTCCTATGGGAAATTCCATAGGTCTTTGGGTAATACCTAATCTATATTCCCAAGATTTTGGCAATACAATTCTCGCAAAAGATTTACCTATGTCACTAAAAAAAGCCATATTATTTTTTTATTTATTCTAAGTCAAAACCCAGATTTAAATCACTCATTATATCATTAATAAAGACATCAAAAGGATCTTCAGGGGGTGGTGGATCTATTGTTACATCTGCTGGATCAACTTCGTCTCCAGTTTGCAAATCTGTGTAAAGAATAGTTCCATCAGCTCTATTAGTTGTCTGTATAAATGTTGGTATTCCAGTAGTTGGATCAGTTATTACTGTTATATTTGGCATAACTCCTCCACCAGAAGGACCAGGTTTTCCTACTTGTCCAGCATCTATTTGATCAATAAGCTCTAAACCTGTAGCTGACATACGATATGCACTAATAGTTAAATTACCAGCAGCATCATAAGAAGCAATTGCTTTTATTGTAGCATCATTACTACCTATTCCTTGAACTGTAAATTCTTCTCCTGTACCTGGATCAGTTATTATTTGTGTTTGTCCAACTGCTAAAGTTTGAGCAATATCTAGTAAATCGCTAGGATCATACATTCTTTGTGCTCTTTGTTCCTGTTGCATTTTAAGAAAATTAGTAATCATTTGTTGTTGTTGTGATTCTATAGCAGATGTTATTTGAAACATAGTATTAAAAGCTTTACCAGCTAAATCTGCATTTCCCTGTGCAAAAGCTGCATTAGCTTGAGCAATAGCATCTGACTTAGCCATACCAAGTCTAGATACTTCTTCCTCTAAACGAGAATTTTGAGCTTCCATAGCTTGAGCACCAGCAGTAGTAGTAAAACCACCTGCTCTACCAAGTAATCTACGCATACTTCCTGCTTGTCTACCACCGACATCTCTTGTTCTTCTTACAGCTTCAGCTTCTTGTGATTCTAACCCACCTATTGTAGCTTGTCTTGCCTGTTCTAAAGCAGCTTGCTGAGCAGCCCACATCTCCTGAAAATCTGTTCCAAATTGTTGGAAACCACTTGATGGTTGACTAGCTGTATAAGCATCTAATTGTTGTTGTACACTTGGAGGTGGAGCTTGGTAACCACCAGTTGTTGGTGCACCACCACCTGCTGGTGTAGTATCCCACGTACTTTGTCCAGTAGCTTGATTGTAACTTGTTTCTAAAACATAACCCTGACCAAAATAATTTTGGGCTTGTTGAGTGCCAGTCTGAACTGCTACTCTTTCTCCTGTATCAGGATTAATTAATGTTGCTTGTGCCATATATTTGTTATTAATTTATATTTCTTAAATATGGATTTGATTGATTTATATATGGATTTGGTCGATCCATTTCTCCCATTCCTCTATTCATTATTGGTTGGTCCATTTCTCCAAGACCTTTTAAAGCACTATTATAAAATTGTTGATTAAATCTATTTCCTCCAAAAGTAGTGTCAAAGTTTTGATTAAGTTTAACGCCTACTTGTTCTCTGGTTGAGGGATCCATATAAGGACTTCCCATACCTTGTTGAACTACATTTCTGATTTGTGGACTCTGATTGGTAAGATTATTTCCAAATAATAATACATCATTTGGCTTAGCACTTGGATTCCAAAAATCAAAATATGACCCTTGACCTCCTGGTTTAGGGATTTGACTTGTTAAATTTTGATTTTCGTTAGGCATATATTTTTTATTAAATTATTTATAATTTTCTTATGTAACCAAATCTAGAATAAATATCACCACTAGCACCACCACATTTCATTGTTACTTTAAATTCTAAATCTACAGTACTATCTTCTGTACATGTTCCAGGTTGACCTCCAATTAACTTAGGTTCAAATTCCTGACCTGTATCACCTTCGTAATTACCAAAGTGTAAACTCATATTAGCAACCTGAGAATCTGTAGCACCAGCTGCTAATATTATACCCTCTGTCACACCATCTAATTTTTGATTACCAGTATTCAGTGCTTGTGCATTAATTACTTCTGTTGGAGAACCAATAGCACCATAGTATACTTTAAACATCCAACCAGTACCACTGTTATTATTACTTGTATTTACATATACTTTCCACTCTATTCCTCCTGTTGTTCCTAAAGTATTAGCTGGTATAGTAGCTGTAAGTATAGTAAATTCATCAGTACTATTACTTTGATTATGTTCAGTATAATCATTAAAAATAGTAGTAGATGCAGCACTATATAATTGGTTGGAGCCATTTACTTGAATTGTATCTCCATCAACACCAACGGCTAATTTTGAAGATGAAATTCTTAATGCACCTGTAGATAATTTATCTACACTAACTACTCCAGTACTAATATCAATACCATCTCCTGCAGTAACACCACTACCACCAGCTGATATTACATAAGAAGTAGAACCATCTTCTGAAATAACATAAGCACCACTTGAGGATAGTCCCCAAAAAGCAGAAACAGAACTGGTAACGGTATAAAAAAATCTATTAGTATCTTCTACTCCAGTCATATCACCTATTGTTACAGTATTAGAATCATAGAATGTAGAGACTCCTGGAAAAGCAGAAGTACCACCTAAGACATTATAATATTCAGCATAGTAGAAATGAACATTTCTATTAGCTACGTCTACACCAGCAGCGTGAGCTTTACCTGTACCAGCACTATCATCACTTCCAAATGAAGCAAGTCCTCTAACACAACCTGTAAGATTATTACCAGAGACACCTGTATATTTAATTATTTCTCTATTAGAAGTGTTAGCTTCAATAACCATATAACCTTCTGTTATATTTGGTGCTGAGGTAACACTAATAGTAGCTGCATCAGCTGTAATAGCTGAAGCTAGTGTTGTGTCAAAAAATGATTCTGGTTGGTATAATGCCATATATTTTTAATTATCGTTTTTAATTAATATACTTGTTGCTGAAGTAGCAATTCCTACTTTTTTAGAATTAGTTCCAGCAGAAGTATCTATTGTACCATAACTATTAACTTTATAACTTTTGATTAAGAAATCATAAGTTGGATCTATATCTGATCCACCTCCTGCATAAATATTATTATCATTCATTCTCCATGAAATAATTATCCCAGTAGACTTTATTTCTAGAGTATATTGTGTAAGTTCTGATACTGGAACTGGTATATCAAATGCTTTCTCTATCCAATAATACGTACTTATAGTACCTGTATAGCTAAAAGTTTTTGTTGCTAATACAGCTCCTGCATTTCCTGCTCCTTCATACAATGTAAATGTAAAATTAGTTCCACCACTTGAGTTCCATACCATATAAGCACCCATACCAGATATATCAGTTTGTCCAGCTGCAGTTGTAAATGACATCCAATGTCCTGAACTAGCTGTAGAATGACCAGTGGTACTAATTTCTCCTAAATCTAACACTAAGGTTTCTGTACCATCAGCTAAATAATATACATCTCCTACTGTTAATCCTGTTTGATCAGTATTAAATAATACACTTACTGCACCAGTTTCATCTGCTGTTATAGCTTCTGCAGCAAATCCAATAAAATTTGCTGTAGAAGTTGAATTTCTAGCATCAGTTGGATATGTATTACCATCTGCACTAATTTGTAATGCTTGACCAGCAGTTAAATCCATTCCAGCAAGTAAGTTCATTTTAGAAGCTGAGGAATATAATGAACCACTAGCAGATAATTTAATAGTATCCCCATCGTGATCAACTGCTAACTGAGATGCTGAGATTCTTAATCCACTTGTAGATAATGAATCTACACTTACTGCTCCACCTGTAATATCTATTCCATCACCAGCTGTAACTCCTGAACCACCAGCACTAATAACATAAGATGTTGCTCCATCTTCAGATACTACCATTTGTCCACTTGAGGATAATCCCCAGAATGCTGATACAGATGAAGTTTGAACATACCAATATCTATCAGAAGAACTAACTGCTGCTCCATCACCTAATCTAAAATCATTATATCCTGTTGCTGAAGTTCCAGTAAAAGCTAGATAATATTGTGATTCATAATAATGGACATTTCTCATCGCAATATCTATTCCTGCTGCATGTGCCTTTCCTGTTCCAGCACTTTGATCACTACCATAAGAAGCTAATCCTCTCACACAGCCAGTTAGGTTAGTTCCACTTACACCAGTAAACTTGATAATCTCACGATTAGAAGTATTAGCTTCAAGGACCATAAAACCCTCAGTCATTGTTGGGGCTGTAGTTACTTGGATTGTAGTATCTCCTGCAGCTATCGCTACTGCAAGTGTACTTTCATAGAATGATTGTGGTTCATATATTGCCATATATTTAATTTATTATTTTTTCTTTCTAAAGCCCATTAATGTTCTTGCTAATGATGCTTGACGCTTTGTTCTTGTACTAGCTTTGGATCCTTTTTTTAATACCTTACGAGCAAACGCAGCAGTTGACATATCTGCACGCTTAGCTTTTGCTTTAAATGCACCAGGTCTTTTGATTGCTCCTTTAATCCAGTTAATATTTTTTAATTTTGCCATATATTTTTATTATTAATTTATTGAAGCTATTGGAACTCTCTTACCTGGTACCTTAGATACGTAAGGAGCTATGTGTGTAATCTTGTACACAAAACCAGGAGATGCAGTTCCTATTTTTATTTGAAAATTGTAAAAATTTTGATTTGAATACTTACCCCACCATCTAAATTTACTTAAAGTAAAAGCTTCTCCAGTTCTTCCAAAGCCACCATATATTCCTTCACCCCAAATTTGTCCACCTATAACTTGTGCCTGTTCTCCAGTAAATACATAATCTCCTGTACCTACTATAGATTTAGCTATGGGAGCATCTTTGCCATCAAAATAAGTTGATACCCCTATAGTGGTATTAGTAGTCAAATAACCTTCAATATAAATTTGATCTAATCTTTTTTGTTCTGTTGAAAAACCAAAGTCTAACTGCTTAGATCTCCAAAATGTTTCATAAGCATAGGAATTATCATCAAAGTTTTGTAATACTTTATATGTTCTTATTTCATTTGAAGCACCAAAGTAAAGTCCGTTATTATAAATGAACCAATCACCAACATTCCATCCAATAAATTTTGTCCAAGCTCTATAATCATAATCCCATACTAAGACAATATTATTTATTGTAGCATCTGATTCAGCACAAGCCAAATATAATTTACCATCAAAATAGATACTTGCCGCTGACGTCATTTTATAATCTTCTACAGTTGGTCTTATATCTATTGAACTTTCTAATGATTTTCTTCCTTCTAGTGTTACAGCAAGAGATTTAATCCATCCTGATGGTGTTACATACATTAAGTCATTTTCAACTTTAGCTAATCCTTTATTATTAATAGAGCCAATTTTAGGAGCTGTTATAATTTCATTTCTACTTACAATTTCTATAGATCCAGCACTTCCATCTGCTACCTCACTAAATGTTAATTGACGAATAGTGTTCTCTTTAAAAACAGTTAATACTTCATCAAAAGAATTTAAAGCTGTTATAGGTCCTATAGATTCAGGATAACGGGCTAGTCCTCCACCACCTGGTGTTGATGAAACAGTATAATTAGTTGGTTCATCTAATGCTGAATAAGAAACTACATTACCTGATACTCCTGAAGCTCCTGTAACAAACATTTGACCATCCATTTCGTACATCATTGAACCACGTGGTAAATTATTTGCAGCTGATGTCCAACCCCCATCGGGTGCTGGAACTTCTCCTGCTGAAGTTGGTAACTGTGCTATTGCACAATTAGCATCATGAGCTTCTGTAAATGCTTCGGTGGTAAAAGTTATACCACTTATTGCACTATAATATACTTCTTCACCATCTACTACTATACTTCCTGCTGATAGAAATCCTAAAGCAGAAGCTGCTGATACAGATAATGCACATGATGTATGTCCAACACCTATTGCTGCTGATACTGACCATACAACTGCATTCCATCTTCTTTGATAATCTGCTGGATTAGACCAATAGGTATAATTGTTATAAAAAGAATATCCAAAATTCATGTTAGTTGTATAACCTGCATCTAAATTTTCCCACGTTGTTGTTTGTGGGTTGTAATATTCTAAATACTGATCATATTGCCTAATAGGTATTTGTTCTCTAGTATTTGCAGCTACCCAAGTAGAACTAATTGCTCCTACACTTGAGGTAGATGTTCCTAATGCTTCATTACCGTGTCTAGGCATAAAAGACCCAGCACCGTCAAAGGTGATGTTTCTTAAGTCTGGAGATTGATTATCGTTTATTTTATTGTCTTCTTTTCGTGTGGCTAGACCTCCAGAAAAATCAGTGTAAACTACTTCTTGATATGGTCCTTTAGCCATTATTTTTTTATTATTGATTTAATGGGTTACTTTTTCCAAATTGGCTTGTACGATATTTACCAAAATCGCCTTGTTTCATTCTTATTATTGCTGTGGTTCTAACTGAAGGATATTCTCTTTTCATTTTTTCTAATCTTCTTAAAAATTTAGCTTCAGCTATTTGGTAATCATTTAATAATCCTTCTTTTCTTTGACACATCGCATCAGCATAATCTATTATCATTGGTTGAAATCTTAGTGGTAATAATGGTTCATCAGTGGAAGTGCTTAATTGGGCTATAATACTTCCACCAGATGTTTTAGCTGCATAATGAGAATAATAATCTAATTGTAATGTACCAGTTCCAAAACTTGTGTCTATCCAAATATAACTTCCATCAATAGAATACATATTATTTGAATGACCAGATAGTTGTTGAAAAGTAGGTAAAGATACATTTTCAAAAGTGTAATTATCGGTGTAAAATATATTTATGGGCATCTTAAAATCTGCTGCTATCGCAGATAAAGCGTATTGATGAGATCCACTTGTATAAGAAAATGATGTTGAAACTTTTGCCCACTCCCATTCATTTTCTGCTTGAATAGTGTCTAATGCTTCGTTCAAATATGTTTTAATCTCGTCATTACTAACAAAATTCTCAGTAGTATCTCTTCTACGATAATTGACATTTGTTTGTAATTCACTTAATTGCATATTAACTACTTATTTTATCAACGAATCTATCAGTTGTTCTAATGAATGCATAACCACCAGCTACAGTTATTAAAAAGTTTGCAAATGCTTCTGTTATAAGAGCATCACTTTTAAGCCAACCTGCTAAAGCGATTAATACGATTGACCAGAATCTAACTGATTTTAGAAATTGCCAATCTTTGGGTAAATTAAATTTCATAATTTTTTTTATTAATTGTTAAGTTATTATACAATACAATATTGTATCGTGTCTAATGTTATAATTTTAAACACTCTAATTAAACCTTTTATTTATAAGTTTAATTATTTTTTTTTTACTCTTTTCTTTAATTTTTTAGCATAAGCTTTTGCTTTTGCCTTTCCTGCTTTTGTATAAGCAAAATGTTTTTTTCCTACTTTTGGCATACTATTTTATTTTATTATAAGTTATTCTTATTCTTTTGGCATCTAACATTTTTCCCCCTTTTAATAATAAAAAGTTTCCAATTGCTATTCTCCATCCGAAGTGTTGCATTTCATAAATTAATTGTTTCATAATTTTTATATTAATAATTAATAAATTCTTTAATTAAATTTCTTTTCTCAGCTTGGTCTTTAGTCCAGTATAACCAAATATCTCCATTAATGCCAGTATATACTGTTTGAAAATCCCACTTACCATAAGCTAAAGCATTTATTTCTCTGTTCGTTGGTAATCTTTTTATCTTTGCGTGTAGCCAGGAATTGAATGCTACTTGTTTTTCTACTAAATAAGATTTCCAAGTTCTTTCTTTTCCATATCTTACATCAACTAATATATTCATTTTTTCTATATCTAGACTACACCATAAATCTCTTATTACTTCTGCTAACATATCATAGTATAAATAGAAGTCTCCTTTCTTTCCCCAATGTTCTCCCCAACTATTCTTTACTATTAGCCATTGATTAAAGTCATCAAAACCTACTATCTCTACTGCATGTCCACTAATATATTTACCTTTCTCTCTTGGTAATATTCCATCTAATACTCTATTAAAGTTTTTATACCATCCCATAGACATTACGATTGATTTCTTATGTCTAGTTAATACATCTTTAATAGCTAATATAGAATTCTCAACTCGCCAATAAGATTTAGATTTATGTTTTAAAGCATCTTCATAACATTCTGCTGGTATTGAATTAGTATCAATGTAATCTCTCCAACTCATTTCAAAGTTTGGTTCAGGATATAATTCTTCTTTACAAGCACCGAATTGCTTTACTACCTTAAAAGTATTTCTTGTATAAGCACCCCATCTTTTATTATGTTCCCACTGTTTTGTTAAAGCCATAACAAATCTAGCAGATAAAGGTATTTTCTCTTGTCTTTCTTTATGATGTGTTTGTGCTTGAGAAGTACAACTACCTCTACCACCTTGATTCTTACTAGGATATTTTTCAGGTATTCTAAAAGTTGTCAATTCTACTGTAATTGGAGCAGTAATTCCTGATGCTAAATAATCTCTCTTATCTTTCTTATCCTTTTTAGCACCGAATCCATATCGATAGTTTAAATTATCTTGTTTCATATATTTTAATATTAAAGGAAGGAATGCAGACTAGATTAATCATCGTAAGATTTCTTAATCCAGCCCACATTTTTGGAGGAGTTTGTTATTTCAAGAGCCAAATGGGAGCCACAATAGATTTCCCACGCTTCTTATCAACAAGGAAAAATGCCTGCTTTGGTTTCTCGTAATCTGCTTTGATTGACAAAGCGAAGGCATTATAGCCAATGAGTGAACCATTACAGATAAAATTTCCTCCGTCTTTAAATTGATGAAAATGTCCGAAAACATCTAGATCAACTGTCCGACCTTTGTTCCATTGTGCAATCGCTTTATTAACAGGAATAAAGATACCGCCTACACCACCAGCATAACGAATTGCATGTCCATGATGAAGTCGTACTTTATATCCATATACATCAAGATAAGTATGATAACCCTCAGCTATCATAAAATTTATACGTTTATTACCTTTAAAATACAAGGCAATATTATTATACATATAAACTTCTAGCGAGTTACCTTGTTCTGTTGCATGATGTATTCTTTGAGTCATGCGACCATGATTTCCGCCATGACACACTATTGTTAACTCTATTTTGGAATTATTCAATAAGAAATTAATACCACTTATCAGATAGTTTTGTACTCTCCAGATAGCATCAGCAGGAAGTAAGGTATTGTTTTCCAACAATTCCAAATGAATATGTCCACTAATGAAATCTCCTAAGAGTGCTAAAACAACCTGATTAACTCTACTTTCTTTTTGAGTAATCTTCAATAGTTTTAAAGCACTTGAAAAAAACCTTTTAGCCCGTTCTTCAGATATTCTAAGATTATATGAATTTAATCCTGAAACATCTGAGGGATTAACAGTTTCCTCAATATGCCAATCACTAGCGATAATAAATGCAGTAGCATCACTGCCTCCATTTTGTCGCTGAGTGAATCTTATCTCCTGTGGAGTTTCTTGAATACGTAGTATCGCTTCTTTTTCATCACGGAGTCTGTCGTTCTCCAGTAACGCTTCTTTGTACTTTTTTTTGGTAACATTACTTTCTGTTCGAGCTTTTAATAAGTGTCGGTCGTCATCAAATTTACCTAATATTTGTTTGTATAGACCTAACTTACCAGCTTTCTTTTCTATTGCACTAACAGTTCTATCTAACTCTTCAGCTAATTCATTGTTAGTATAAACAGAATAGTTTCCCTTCAGAAAAGCGATGTCCTTTTTTGACCATTTTTTATTTTTCATTTTAGTCTCCTATTTTAAGGAATTCATTTCTATAAAATATACATATGCCTATGTTGAGTGAACCTATTACAAGTAATAGCCATCCACCATCATTAACATATAAATGTAAATTATAGAATCCAATTACTAGATTTAGCCATAATACCCACTTAGGTATCTTTTTTTTTGGTTTTTTCATCTTTTTCTCCTTTGTATTTTTCTCCAAGTTTATCTTTGTCTATATACATTTTACCAGATTCAATTAATGTGCTATCAAAATACACATAATGAAAGTGATCTACTTGGCAATAGATAGGACATTGATACTTTTTATAAACAATAACAATGTTATTCCCGTAATGATATTCTTGTGGTTTTAGTTTATCACCGATAAAGCCAATTGAAATACATATTCCTATTAAGATTAAATCTTCTAATGAAAGCATGATTATGTCTCCCTAGTATTATCTTTTTCAATTAATGCTCTTATCACCCATTTCCATTGACCTTTCCAATAATATTCTACCAAGAAATTAATAATTTCTACTGGTGTCATATTACCAAAATTCTTATGATATAGACTGTGACAAGCTTGACAAATTAAAGTAATGTTTTCGCCTTCTTTTCCACGCCTACTACTAGGAATGATATGATGACGATTCTTACTGTTGCGTTTAGTTTTCTTTGATTTCTTTGATTTTTTACGTTTCATTTGAACCTCCATTTTTGTTCTTAACATGCATTAAATCTTGTATAGATATATGTGTTCTTACTCTTTTACCGCAAGTAAAACATAACCCATAACATATTAAGACCATTTTTAAGGAATCAAATTTAAAATCTGAAAAGAAAGAAACTCCACCGCAATACTCGCTGCTACATCCAACTCTAAACTTCTTCATGTTGTTCTCCTTTATTTTTTTTATTTTTAATGTACGATTAACTCTCTCCTAACTCGGAGCAATATCTCCGACAAATTAGCTTATAAAAAATCTTCGGTATCACTCCGAATTAGGAAAGAACTATCTTACCATTGTCATTATTACTGCTACTAAATTAGCAATTAAAAGACTAGTAAACCACCCTATCTTACTTGTTGCTTTATCTATTGATTTCTGTATGTGTGGTAAATGGTTATCTAAAACAGTATCCATCTGTGCTTCCAGTGTGGATAATCTTTCGTGTACTTTTATTTTATCTCCGTTTTCCATATTACTTTATTATTTTCCAATTAGGAAATGTTGTACCAGCTTCCAATTCTTCTACCAATTCATCTCTGTCATCATAAATTAAATCGTAATCCTTTTCATCATATTTGAAATCTTGTACAAACTTATTTATTAAATTAATCTTTTTATTTGGATATTTTTTTCTCCATTTCTCTGCTCGTTTAAATATTACTGGATGAGCTTCTACTATTGTATGTTCTTTTACTCCTTGTTCTTGAAATTCAGTAGCTGTAAATCCTAATCCAAATCCTATTTCTAATACTTTTTTTGGTTTATGTTCTTTACATAACTCTCTTACTTGTTTTTTTATTGCATCTTTTTCGTCATAACCCATCACATCTCTGTTGCCTAACATTAGAAAGTATCCTCCCATATTACCTATTTGTTCCTTTCTTACTTTTGCGTTTACAAATTCTTCTCTAGTTATCATCTTAGTTGGTAGAACGACTTACTTCATACCAGACTGATCCAGAAAATACTAAAGTTAATACATCATCAGCACCTAAGGCATAAGTAGTTGCAGGTGTACCTAATCTTATATTTCCAGTTTGACCAAAGGTAACGATAGGGGTACCGCTTCCAATAAGCATTACAAGTTGACCCTCAATTCCATCAAGTAGATTACTTACTGTATAACCTCTACCTGAAGTAGGCATTCTAAAAATATTACCATTAGCAACTGTAGCATTTGCTGCACCATCTGCCCAAGTTATAGTAGGAGTATATAGAATTGCACCAGCACTCATCTTTAAATCTCCAGTTCCTGTACTTTGAGGATTAATAAGTAAATCAGTTCCATCATATTTTATACATGCATCTTGAGCTGTACCAAAATCTAATCTTGCATTATCAGATTTTATTTGAATATGAGCAGTAGTTTCTAAATTATTAGCTCCTAAATCAAGGTTAGTCGTAGCTCCTGTATAAGGAACATAACCTGATAAATCTTGGTCTGGTCTTGGATTATTTATTTTACTCATATATTTATACTTCTACTACTGTTACATTTTTACCACCACTAGCACATATACCAGTGATTATTCCTGTATATATATCTTCTACATAACTTCCACCATTAGCATTTATTCTTACTCCTTCGTTTATTACTGCTGTTCCAGAAAGATTAAGATAAACAGTTTCATCACTATCATTTACAATAACCACAAATCTTCTATCAGAATTAGCAGCAATAATAGTTGTTGAGTTAAGAGCTACTGTAACTTTTGTATTTGAACTTGCAGAACTTTCTTTAGCATTCTTTATTTTTTGTGTCCCCATGCTATCATCATTGGCTTGAACGAATAAAGCATTTTTAGTTCCATCACTTTCAATATCTGCTAAGGTAGCACTATCACCATCTTTAAGTTCTACTGAACCAATTTGTATATCACCAGCTGATAACTGTGCAGCTACTGGTAAACGATTATCATCACCAGCATAAACCCATGATGAACCAGATGTTTTATACATTATTCCTCTTACCATGGTTGCTGGAAAAACATCCCTATCTAAGTTATGATTTTCTAGTTCTGGTACTGGAATAGAAACATCTTTCCCTTGATTTGTGTAATCACTTTTAGCCATATAATTTTTCGGTTAATTCACTTTTTCTTTTTTCTACTTCTTTAGCTTTTTTTGACATTATTATCATTTGATATACTTTATTTATTTTACTTATAGAAGTTTCTGTTTCTTCAAAATAAAGCATTTCTTCTATTTGTTTCATTATACTTTCATAAGATTCTGTAATATCCATAAGACCTTTTGTGGTAATAAGGTCATTAACATAATTTTCAATAATTTCTAATTTATCACGAACTTTATCTATATCCGTAACTTCATTTAAATCCATATAATTATTCAAACCAAAATACTCTACACCAAAAGGAACTCCCTTTACTTGTTCATGTAGAGATAATGGCGGACCTATCTCATTATTGAGAAATCCTGTATCTCCTTGACCTCTTTCATGAATACCATCATCTTCTTCAATTATTGTTTCTGAAGATGTTAGTGGTATAGAATGTGTAAATTCATCTGACATAAAGCTATCATTATTTAGCTCGTCATTTTTTGATACTCGTAAAATTTTTCTTAATATTTTTTAGAGCTTTAACTAAAATCTTGTAATTTTTATCCACATCATAGTCCTTTTTAGCTCTATTATATAAATTATTGGCTAATTCCTGTCGCTTTTCAGGGTTATTTACCAACATTTCAATAGCATTATACCACTCCTCTTTCTCTGTGGCAAATATGACTTCTTTATTGTCTTTAAAGCAACGATATGGAGCAACATTGGAACATATTACTGGATATTTAGCTGAAGCATATTCAAGAACTCTAAGATTACTTTTAGATCTATTAAAATAGTTATCTGTTAAAGGAGCTAAAGCTATATCAAAATTCATTTCTCTATTTACTTTTGCCCATTCTTTAAGACTAGACCATGGTATTTTAACTATTCTTTTATCTTTTATTAACTTTTCATCATTAAATAATTCTCCAAATAATCCTGAATAATAGAAAGTAGTATTAGGATATTTACGAAGTATATCTAATAATGGTTTTTCTATGTGTTTAAGATTCTCCCAATGAGATGAAGAACCAGTCCAACCTATTCTAATTTCACCTTCTTTTTTCTTAAATAATTTACTTTTACTAAAATCCATTTCTAATACAGCATCTCTTCTTTTAAAATCTAAACTATTAGGATAAATATAAAACTTTTTCTTATCTCCATATTTTTTATAATAATCTATTAAATCTTGTGTAGAAAATATAAATCCATCATACACACCAAAAGATTTTATATTCCAAGTCATGTTGGGACTATTAGGATGAAAGGATCTATACCCTGGATTAAATGGTCTTGTTGCTTGAACATTATCATCTACATCTAAAATAACAGATTTGTTAAAGAATTCTTTCATACCACCTGCTTGAGCTATATATCCTGGTACATCATTTCTTGAAAAAAAGATTACATCAGCCCATTCACCATATTTATAAGTATCATCTTCTGTTATTGTTGGTGGTTCTTTACCAGTTTCATCTCCTCTTTCTCCCCATGTAAAATGTTGACAAACTAATTCTATTTCTCCTTTTTCTTCTGCTTTAGTAAGTGGAAGCCATTGACGATAATAACCTACACCACAATCTCCTACTGGAGGAATTACTAAATAAACTTTTAATTTTTCTTCTTTTTTCATAAGCTTTGTAATATTACTTTAATCTTTTTTTTAGCTCTACCAATCCCATATATTTTAGGATTATACTTTTTACCTCTTTTTCCTTTTTTAAGAGCATCTAATATTTTTTGTTTATTAGCACCTGTTAATATATTCCAACCATCATCAACTGTTTCTTGCCATTCTGTTTCATCACGAAGTGTTATACAAGGAATATTTAAGAAAAATGCTTCTACTTGTATTCCTCCACTATCAGTAATTACTTTTTCTGCAAAAGCCATGGTATGTATCATCTTCTTATAAGGTATTGGTTTTAATACTTTTATATTAGAAGGTAACTTTAACTTAAACTTTTTAATAGCTTCCTTTGTTCTAGGATGAAGATAGAACTTTATTTTCTTTTTAGATTCTCCCAATGCTTCAAAAATACTTTTTAGTTTTTCTTTATCATCTGTATTTTCTGCTCTATGTAATGTTAAGACACAATATTTATTAGCATCTCTTGGTTTCTTTGTTGGAAAAGTATCCCACATTGTATCTAGTTGAGTAGCACCAACATTATAAATATATCTATGTCCATCCTCTACTAATCTATTGACACATTCTTCTGAAGGAGCCAGGTGTATAGTAGTTATTTTATCTACTAGTATTCTTATTCTTTCTTCTATTTGATCATCATTGAAACTTCTACATCCAGCTTCTATGTGGACTATGGGTATATTAGAATAATAAGCAGCCATAGCACCAGCTAGAGTAGATCTTGTGTCTCCATAAACCATAACATAATCTGGTTTTTCTTTTTTTATTACTTCTTGTATTCCATCTGTTATCTCTCCTAATGTTTTTTTTCCTAAATCATAATCTGGTTTAGGTAGTTTAAGACCTTTAAAGAAAACATCTTTAAGACTTTTATCATAATGTTGACCAGTATAACAAAGAACTTGTTTTAATTTTTTATCGTATTTTATTAGTTGAGGTCTATTACCTACAACGGTTAATATTTTTTTTCTCATAATTTTACTATAAATAAATTTCTATTATCAGGAAGTGTTATTACTTTCTGTACATCAAATAAACTCATATAATCATGTATCCATGTATATTTGACATTAAATACAAAATCTGGATTCTCTTTTTGCATCTTTATAATTTCTGGATTTACACTTCTGTCTTTCGCTCCTGCTAAATCTCCATCTTTTATGGGTTCTACAAATACTCCATACTTAGCTACTTTCTTTAATGCTTTAATATTTTCTTTTATTTCTTCTGGTCTAACATGTAAGAAACAAGTAAAAGTAAATGCTATGTCAAACTTTTTATCTATCTTGTCTGATAATGACAATATATCAGAATTAATAAACTTTTTATCTGGATATTTCTTTTTACATTGTTTTATTAATTTTTTGGATATATCTACACCAGTATAATCATCAAGTAATAACTCACACCATTCACCAGATCCACACCCAATATCTACTACTGTTTTACATTTTAATTTCTTTAATTCTTTTTGAACTGCTATTATTTCTTTTGATGAAAAATAACTCGCTGCCATTGTGTGCCATACCTTTGACATATTTTCCCACCATTCTTTCATATCAAACTTCATTAAATTATAAATCTTTTCTTTATATTTTTCTACATCACATAACTCAGTATAATACTTAGAACCTTTTAAATTAGAGACTCCAATATCTTTAATTTCTTTTATCTTTTTAACAGCATCATTAACATTCATTTTAGTTTTTTTAGAATATTTCATCTTTACTGTTGTAGCAGCATGTCTTCCTGCTGTAATCCATTCTATTACTGATAAAGGTAAACCATCATGTGGAGTGAGACGAAGTATCATAGATGTTTTTTTAATAACTTCTTTTTTCTTTGCATCACTAATATTACCAACACTGATTAAATTATCTTTTTTACCCATCATAGTAGAATCACCAAATAAATAAAAATCTATATTTGGAAGTTTCTTTGCTATTTTACGAATTAATTCTGGTTGATAAAATGCTTTATTCTGATATGGTTGATAAACTGCTACTGCAAACTTCTCTGGTAGCTCCATTGGTTCATAAAATTCTGAAGGTGGTAATGGTTGTATTCTTGCTTTTATTCCTACTTTATCAAGTTCTTTTTGTGTTTCTTCAAATTCACATAAATTAATATCAATATTATTTTCAATCCATTGAACTACCTGTTCTCTTACTTCTGGTTTAGCTTGTTGTAAAGATAATATATCTGAACCAATCCAATGTAAAACTCTCATACAATTAGTATTGTGAAACATTTGTTTTACATTTCCAAAAAAACCTATAACATAAATCATTTCATACTTATGTGGTTTAAATGATGGCATTTCAAGAAAGTCAGCACCAATATTCTTTGCTATATTCTTTGCATGAAAAGTAGCACCATTACTTGCTACACATATTTTCTTTTGTTTTATACCATATTTCTTTTTAATTGTTTTTGTTCTTGCTATCCAATTTCTACTTGAATCATCTGATAATCCTCCTGGATGTGGATATGTAGTTTCAAAGAAAACTTCTCTAATATACAATCCTTTAGCATCATGTTTTAATACAGCATTAAGCCAAAAATCCCAATCCTGTAATGATTTAATTTGAGGATCCCAACCGCCCATCTTATCAAATAATTCTCTTTTAAGTGGATAGGAACCATCTATATAATTTGTAACTTTTAAGAAATATGGATCAAAGTGATCTCCTAGATATGAAAATAGTTCATGATAATTTTCATCTACAAACTTATAACCTCCATATAAAAAATCATATTCAGGACACTCTTCTAATTTTTCTGCCCATATTCTTGCTACACCTGGATATAAAAATGAATCTGCTGGTAAAAAAGAAAGATATTTACCAGAGGAGTGTGTTACACCTGTGTTACGAGCAACACACGCCCCCTGATGTTTATTATAGATAACTTTTAAGTTATCAGGATACTTCTTTTTTAATTTAGAAAGTACCTTTTTAGAATCATCAGTTGAACCATCATCAACAATTATAAGTTCTTTATACTTATAATCTTGGTCCATAATAGATTCCACGTATCTTTCTATTGTGTTTCCATCATTGTAATTTGGAGTAATGAAACTAATCGTTGGTTTATTTTTTTCTTTCATATTTTTTCTTTTTAATAAAATATTCTTCAAATGAAATTACAAATGCTATTCCAGTAATATCTCTAACTAGAATACCAGCTGGATTACCAACGACGGTTACTCCTGGAGGAACAGACTTAGTGATAACGGAACCAGCACCTATAGTTGCATTTTCACCAATTTCTACACCACAAACTATAGTAGCATTTGCTCCTATTGAAGCACCTTCATGTACTATTGTTTTTGTGTATTTATCTGGATCAACTGGAGAGTTAATCTTTGGTTTTCTAACATTTGTAAATACAGCTGATGGTCCGACAAACACATCATTTTCTAAAACAACACCATCATAAATTGAGACATTGTTTTGTATTTTACAATTATGACCAATGATCGCACCGTCTTGAACAAATACATTTTGTCCTAAAGTGCAATTATCACCAATAATTGTATTTCCCATAATATGACAAAAATGCCATATCCTTGTACCTATGCCAATAAGAGCGCCATTGTCAATTACAGCAGTTGAATGAACTTGTATTAATGGTTCCATGTCTTTCTCCTTTTTATTATTATTTTCCATATAACTTTTCTATTAATTTTATTGTTGGTTCTATTTCATTTAGTCTCACTCCTATACCATTTAACATATTTTCATAAACCTTTTTGTGTAAGCTGTCAAAATATTTTGTAAGATTAATGGCTTCTTTATTTAATTTAAAATATCTATACTGATTATCTTTAGGTTGTTCAATCGATAAATTCCATTTTGCACTACAATTTTTAAATCCTATTTTTCCTCTAGCTACTTTATCAGTTACTAAATCATTCATAATTTGGATAGGTTCTCCAAAAAACCAAGTTAATAAATCAAAGTAATGAACTCCTATATTAAAAAGTAATCCTCCTGATTTATCATCATCTCCTTTCCAGGTATCAAAATACCAATCTCCTCTATGAACAGAAACATTAAACTCTGCATGATAAGATGCTGTATCTGTTATAGACTCTTGTATTCTTTGTAGTTCTGGATTATTTCTTAATTGAACAACACTATAAATTAAATGAGAATATTTTTTTAATGTTTTAAAATCTTTGTAATCTATTACTAATGGTTTTTCACATATAACTTTTTTACCAAATGAAGCACAAGTTGCAGTCATAATAGAATGAAGATTATTAGGAGTACAAATAGCAACACAATCTATTTTTTTAAATAATGGATCTCTCATCATATCTTTCCATTTTTCAAAAAACTTAGCTTCTGGAACTTTATGTTTTTTTTCTTTATCAATATCACAAGATAATAATATCTTACCACCAGTGTCTTCTATGGCTTGAATATGTCTATCACTGATAAAACCTAATCCTATAATTGCATAATTTTGTTTCATATATTTATTAATAATTTTGTCTTGTTTACTTTCTTAATAACATACTCTACTTCTTCTTCTGACATTTCTGGAAAAAGTGGTAAAGAAACTAATTTATCACCAAGATATTCTGTTATTGGAAGACTACTCATACCTTCAAAATGTTTTTTAAATGCTGTCATTTGATGTATTGGTAAAAAATGAACACTACATTGAATGTCAGCTTTCTTCATTTCTTCCATAAATTTTGGTCTATCATTAACTAATATAGGATATAAATGTAATCCCTTTCTTTTATAACCCAATCCTTTATTATATAAATCTATAAGCTTTTTTCTTTTTTGATTTATAAAATCCATCTTACTTAATTGAACTAATCCAATAGCACATAATATATCTGATGGATTATATTTCCATCCCACAAATTCTATATCATACATCCAGCTTCCACCTTCTTTATATCTATCCCAACCACCTTTGGATATTCCGTGATGTCTAGCTTGTTTTAACCATTCATATGCTTCTTTATCATTGGTACATATAGCACCACCCTCACCCATTGCTAAGTTCTTAGTAACATAAAAACTAAAACATACTAAATTTGGATTTTCTTTACATTGATCTCTTTCAATTAAATGAGCAGAATCTTCTATTACTGGAACATTATATTTTGTAAATGCTTTATTTCCTGTCAGATGAACTGGAATTACAGCATCTATTTGATCTGTTGTTTTATTTACTAAACACATTGAGTTTTCATCTACATCTCCAAATACAGGATAACATCCAGCATTAACAATTTCTGTTACTGTTGCTGCGAATGTTAAAGAAGGACACCACACTTTCATTATATCGTGTTTCCTTTGTAAATATTTTAAAGATAAGAATAAAGCAGCAGTACAACTCGTTACAGCTACACAATATTTAGCTCCTACATATTTAGCAAATTCTTTTTCAAATTCTTCTGTTACTTTACCAGTGGTCCACCATCCACTTTCAATAACTTCTTTGACTTCATTTACTTCATTAAAATTAAAATATGGTTTACAAAATGGAATTTTCATAATTTTTTATTTTTCTTTAATATTATCTTAGCTGGTTTAAAATCTTTTTTCAATAGTTTTGCATTAGGAATTTGACAATGTCCTCCTATCTTTCCTTCTATATGTTTCATTATAGGTCTTATAAAATTAGGTGAATTTAATTCTGCATATCCTATATTATAAGTTGTATTAAAATGATTATACACAATATCAAAATTCAAATGTTTTTTCTCACAAAACTCCTTAACCCATTTTTCAAACATAATACACCAAGAATAATAGGTTGTACTTAAAAGTTTTCCAGCTTCTGTTTCTTCTGGATTATAAACTTCACGAGTTTCTATTCCTACATCTGAAAATATTTTAGCTGCTCTCTTTACATTACCTACTGACACTCCCCCAAAATATTTAGTAAATGTTTTTATTCCTTGTATCAAATTAGGATGGACACCTCTAATAGGAGAATTGACAGCAATGTCTCCAACCTTACGTGTAGTACCAATAGGTACAGAAGAATGTATTATTACTAATTCTGGTTTATATTTTTTAATAAGTCTTAAACATTCTTTTACAAATTTCTTGTAATAAGGAAAACATATATGGAGTATTTCTACATTTTGTAATTCAATATCTTCAATATCCTTTATGAATATTCTTTTATATTTTTCTTCTAAAACCTTTTTTAAACTTTTACCTATCTCGCCATTACCCACAAGCAAGGTAGTCTTTTTTGTACCATTTAACATATTCTTTTAAATTATCGTTAAAATTAGTAGAGATTTCAAAACCATTCTTTTCAGCAAAAGATATATCTGCACATAATCTTTGCACTTCTCCTGGTCTTGGATCTCCGTATATTATTTTTGATTTTGAACCTGTAAGCTCAATAATCTTTTTTGCTATCTCCTTTATGCTAATTGTTTTACCAGTTCCAACATTAACTGGTTTACCCCACAATTCTTTTTCAATACAAAATTCATAACCCTTAATAGCGTCTTTTATGGACATATAATCTCTTTCCTGTGTTCCATCTCCAAAGATGGTTAAAGGTTTATTTTGTAAAGCTAAGCGTGTAAAAATAGCAATAACACCTCCATAACTCTCATCAGCTTGATAAGAACCAAAGGTGTTAAAGTTTCTCAAAATCGCTACTTGTGTACCATAGGTATCACAGTATGATTTGCATAATCTATCTCCTGCTACCTTAGAAGCAGCATAAGGTGATTGACAATCTAATTGATGTAATTCTGTCATTTGACATTTCTGTGTACCATAAACTTCTGAACTTGAAGCAAATACCATTTTCTTATTATATTTCTTTACTGCCTCTAATACATTTAAAGTTCCAGTAACATTAATGTCTAATGTTTCTTGGGGATTTGTAATTGATTTATCTACATGAATTTGAGCAGCTAAATGATAAACAATATCAGCCCATTTAATATAAGACTCAATATCTTGATAATAACGTACATCAGCATATTCAACATCTTTTATAATTGGATGTGAAGATGAATGAAAGAAATTATCTATACCTACTACTTCGTGTTTATCTTTTTTTAATTTTTCGTAAAGATGGGAGCCAATGAAACCAGCAGCTCCGATAATTAAAATTTTCATCGTGTTTTTTTATTTTTTTATTTTTAAACGGATTCTGTATTTGACTGGCAAGCTAAATTATTAAATGCTCCTCCTTTTGGTGATATAATTGTAGATAATAATCCACAACCACACTCACATTTACTAACTCCTAATACAGGACCTTGTTCAATTTTTATAGCTTTTTTTGCTTTCTTTTTTCTTTTAAACATATATGTTTTGTTAATTACTTACTAAGAGCTACCCCCCAAAAATTGAGGGATAGTATCCTAATAAAATATTAGTATGCGCTTGGTAGATCTATACGAGTACCACTATCTTCATCTGTAGTAGTAGTATTGGAACCAGTCCATAATACTAATCCAGCAGAAGTGTTCAATAATTTAGTTGTGAAATGAGATTTCCAACCGTATGTAGTATTTTGGTTTATAGGATCAGATTTTTGAGCGCCTTGAGCGATGTAGGTTCTTATACCACCATCTAACTCAGTTACACCATAAAATCCTCTTCCCATAACCACAGTACCATAAGCAATACCAGATGCTGCACCACCAGCATTAGAAGCAATTACCGCAGGACCTTGAGTGGTTTCTACAAAACGACAACCATATATCTTTCCGATTTCTCCTGTGTATAAGTTCTTTTGACCTGGAGCAGCATATTGATGGAAATTAATCCAAGTGCTATCTCCTACAATGTCTTCAGCAACTTCATTGTTTACGATTGATACATAATCATTGCCTGAGTAAGCAGGTACATTTAAGCCCTTTAAGACAAAAATTGCAGCTCTAACATCAGAAACAGTTATAACAGCGGCAGCTGATACAGTTGAGGTGGGTGAACCACCTGGAGCTGCAGCAGAACTTCCAGAAACAGAGCCCCAAATTTCTTCAACAGCACTACCTGTTTTGAAGTAATGGTGAGCTGAATCACCTATAGATTGAGTAGTGTGATGGATGAAGTTTTCAGCCATTATTACACGTTCTATAGTTTCACCAGCTTGAGCGCCTAATCTTTCAGCAGCAAGTTTCATAACATCTGTGATAGATGTTAAATCTACTAAGTCAGTAATTTCAGTAAATCCACCATAAGATTGGATTACAGCTGAAACTTTGTAAGTAGATAAAGCATTACCAGCAGAAGCTTTTACTGGTGATTCTGTTACGTTAACACCAAGAGATAATCTAACTGCTTTGTTCCAGACTACAGAAGTACCTTCGCCTTCTGGCAATGGACGTTTATCTCCGAATTGATAATATTTTAATATTGGATCTAAAGCTTCAACTAATACTCTATCATAAAATGATTTAATTGTATTACTTAAAGTGCTTGTTGTTGATCTTGGCATATTATTAATTCTCCTAGAACAGTTTTACTCTTCGACTTTTATTACTCGTTTTTAATGAACATCGTTATTTTTTTGGTAAAACCTTTTCGAGTTCTTTAGTTGAATAAAGAAATTTACCTGAAGGATCCTTAGCTAATGGATCAAGATCTCCTATATCTCCAGTCTTAGGACTTGCTTGACTGCTTTCTACAATTGCTGCAGATTTATCTGGTGTTGATTGTTTTGTATCAACAACTTCACCAGAATCAAATTTAGCAATCTTGTAAGCATTAGACCAAGAGACGGTTGGATTACTTTGAATAATAGCTTTAATTGAATCCTTATAGTTAACAAAATCAGGATTAGCACTCATCACACTATTCAGTTCTACAGCAGAAGAAAGCTCTTTATCTTTAGAAGACATTTCTTGTCTAGCAATCTCTCTCATACGAGATTCATTGTTGACAGGAATATTTTCTTTAGATTCCTTATCAGATTTTTCTTCCTCTTTAGATTCTTTTGGTGTGGATGATTTCTCTTGAACCTCTAATAATTCTTGATACGCTTTCATTTTGGAATTAACCTCATCAAAACGTTTTTTGGGAATCATAGGTTCTATCCCTTTTTCATCTTCACTAATAGTTCCTTCTTGTGTTTTATCGCCTTCACTGGCGTTAAGTTCCTCTATAGTAGATTTAATCTCAGCTGATGATTCTGAACCAGTTTCTTCTGGTTGTTTTACATCTTCTACGTCTGGCATATAAGTGCCCTTTCTCTCCCTTTCGTTTTTACCGTGCAACGCCACGAGGGTTAGTTAATTAAGTATATCACAATTTGATATTATTTTTTACTTCCTATTTTATTAATGATATATTTTTTTTCATATAAAATCCATTCAAGACCAGCAATATATCCTTGCTTACGTTCTAGATCTTCTTTCTTACAACTACTGAGCTCCTCTTTGATTCCTTTCAACCTGTGGAGCAGGAGATTCTCCAGATTCTGCCAATTTTTGGAACGGAACAGATCTCTGAGCTCCAACATCTCCGCCAAGGACAGCGCCACTTTGTCCTCCTTGTAATTCTTGTAATCGTTCCATTGGATTTCTTTGTTCTCCTTCTGGAGTGAGTTGTGCTGGGTCCATGATTGAACCAAACGCTTCGTTAATGTCTGCCAAATCATATTGTTGTAATAAATATTTAATAAAATATGTCAAATTAATTCCTGCTATTTGAGCAAAAGGTGCGACTGTCGCTAACAATTCTCTTGCTTCTGCTTTCCTAACAGATTTATTCATTGGTTGTGTTGAACCAGCTTCTACATTAATATCGTAATCTGCTTTAATTGCTTTTGATGGAATCTTTGTCCATTCTCTTCCTTTTGGTCCAACAATTCTAATCATTGTATCAGTAGTAATAAACTGTTCATTAAGTCCATTAAGTTGTTTACCAAACTTTTCAAGTGCATCTTCTAGGTTATCAAGCTTATAACGAAATCTTGCATTTCCTTGTTCAGTTAAAATCATTATACCAGTAGCAGTCTCATTTGCCAAGGCACCACCTTGATTTCCCATTCCTTTAGTAAAATCTGTAACCCCACTTGCTTGTTGAATATCAGCTTTAACTAAAGTTTCTTCATTGTAAGAACTACCTGTAACATCAGGGGTTGATAAATCTTTAATACCATTTATATCTCCAGCATGAATTACTCCACCAGCTTGACTTATCAATTCTTCTTCGTCTACATCAGCACCTTTATTTACAAGCCACATTCTATTTAGAATAAGAGTTACATTATCCATACGTTGATTTCTAATATCATTCAATTCATATTGAAGTGACATTATTGGTTCTACTTCTCCTATAGACCAGAACTCACTTGGAACATCTGTATCATGAAAATTTATAAATGGTCTTTGTCCATGTTTATAAGGATTTTTTTCTGCACGAATTAAATGATTTCTATTAGCAACAACTAATAAACATTCTTTTTCTACACCATCATCATCTATATCATATAATCCCCAATACTCTAATATTTCACATTTCTTTACATCTCTATTTGTAGGTTTAGATAAACCTAATATAGCTTCTCTTTGAACTTGATATTCATCCTGATCTACTTCAGCTTCAAGTTCTTTTGGAATATCATAATTAGGATTATGTCTAAGTTCATTTATAGATCTATACGTTTTATGAATATCGTATCTTCCTGGATAATCTACTGTTGCTTCAGGGTCTTTGAAATAATCAAAAGGATCTATCACTTCACATTTAGGAGTATCTTTTACAGTATTTTCTAATTCAGTTTTAAATTCCCATGTAAGCTTTAATGTACCAACACCATAGATTAAACCATTACGAACCCAAGATTTTACTTTACGTTTCATCTCTATCATATCCCACTGATAATTAGTAAGCTGTGTATTAAGCTCAGCATATCTAATATCCATTGGTTCTCTTGGTGCAGATTCTATTTTTGGTTTACTACCAACCATACGTGGTACTATTGTTTCCACTGTAGAATAAACATAAGGAACAAATAGATTAGCTCTTCCTTTGTAATTTTGTTTTTGTTCATCTATCACAGATCTGTAAAGTTGGTAATACTCTACAAAGTTTTGAAAGATAGGTCTTTGAAATTCTAAAGAAGCATTATAATCATCTACAACTCTTTCTACTATTTCTCTTCTTCTTTCTAAATTAAGTTTTTCTTTTGCCATAATATTTTTATTAATAACCAGTTATTAAATTTCTTGGTTGATATACTGGTGTTGATTTTTTATAAGGTTTTGGATTAAGTATTAAATTATATGAATTAACGAAATACCTCAAAGCATCCATTGCATGGTCATTACTTTTATGAGGTGTTTCTCTTGCATTTTTATCTATTTTATTTTGTTCCCATCTATAGGTTTCTATTTCATCTATAAAATTTTTACAGTCTTTAAATATCATTATTTTTGGTTTATTTAATATAGGGTCTATTTTTAAAAGTTCTGCTACTTTTGGTATTCCACTTTCATAATCTTGTCCTCTTTTATAAACAACTGTGTTGTCTGCTTTGTAACAATATACACCGAATGTTCCTAAGTCTTGCATAACCTGTGATGCTGATGGATCTATGTATGTTGCTTTAAAATACTGACCTACAGACTTACCGTTTATTATCTCCGCGTGATACCTAGTAGTTTGTAAAGGTAAGTAATGTTCGTCGTATATATAAAATATACCAGACTCTGGATCTTGTGTCACCCATAAGCAACAAAAGGGATTATTATAACCTGCATCTATAGTTCTCCACTTAGACCAATTATTGGGAATCTCGAAGCTATTAGTTACATGTGTCTTCCTGTCAAATTCTTTATAAACTAATCCAGTAAACTTTCTAAAGTCTGCCATATACTCCTGAGCAAAGTAATCTTCTGCAGTTTCTGTCTTAGCTCTATCTATCTCTCCTTTCTTTAAAGCTGGGTTATCATAACTTGTAAAATGAAATCTTTCCCAATCTGGTAAGAACTTAGCTTTCTCATACATCTCATGGAAATGGTTATATCCTTGTGGGGTTGATATAAACATACCCCATCCTTGTTTATCAGTTATTGTTGGTTGAATAATCTCGTCCCATACATGAGGTTTCATTGTGGCATATTCATCAAGAACTACTCCATCTAATCCTACTCCTCTTAAAGAGTCCTCATTATCTGCACCTTTCAATTCTATATAACTTCCATTCTCTAGGATTAATTGTAATTGACTTTCATTAGGTGGCTTACTGAAAAGCTTTTTATTATTCAGGTAGTACAACTCCGTAAACATTCTCCAAGCTATTTGCTTAGCTTGTCTATAAGTTGGAGCAACATACCAGAAGGTTCCATTGTCTTGTAAAAGAGCAGAAATAAACAGCGTATTAACAGCAAAGGTTGTCTTACCAAATCTTCTCCCACAGTTGATAACCTTGAAACGTGCATCTGAATCTATAATCTTCTGTTGGTTTCTGTGTGGAGTATATACTTCAAGGTTTATCTTTTTAGTTGTATCCTTCTTCTTCTTTCCTAAAAGATTAAATACCTCATTGTTTTTTTCTGTTGTTTTTTTCATGTCTGTCTGTAAATTGTATGTATAGATTTAAAAATTTTTGGGGTCTCGATCTTGGGTAAGCCCCCTTAAATATGTACCCGATCATTTAATAACTTTTTTTAAACTTGTTATGTTTTTTCTCTTTCTTTTTTTTCTGAACTATTTTTATCTCTTAAATTGACGGGTATTACACCCTTATCAATATTTATAACTAATCTTTGTGCTTGTTCTCTTTGATTATCCTTTGTATAACCAAGAAGATCAAAATAATATTGTATTGTTTTCAATATTGTATTGTCAGATCTACCTTTCTCTATAAGATTCTTTAACTCCTTTAATAAGTAATGTGGTGTTATCTCTAACCTTTTCAACCCTTTCTCTATTTCTTTGCGGATCTTTGGTGTTTTGTTTAGTTTAGTGCTAAGTGCGGAAGCGGAGCCGTAGCTCGTAGTGTTATATATATTGCTTACTGCTTTGACACCCGTAGATCCTTTTAATCTCTCCTTAACATATTTTTTTTGCTTCATAGTTAAATCTGTTGACATCATTTTCTTTTATTTTTTAAGCTTTTTTTATTATAACTTACAATTTTTTGTTGGTCAAATATTATAACTTGGAATATTTTATGATCATAAAAAGTTATCCACAGTTATAGTGTTGACTTTCTCATTCTATATGTTATACTTTATTAAGAGATAAAAAAGAAGCTTTAACAAAATAATAAAGATTAAATTATATAATCAAAAAGTAAAGTAGTTTATATCTCTTCTAGTGCTTGTCCTCTCTCTTATTGCTTACCGCTTTAGGAGGGTGGACATAATAGCAATTTAATAAACTAATCGAAAGGGACAAAAAAAATGACTTACACAAAAGAAGATATTATCGAATATTTAATTGATAGTATTGGGTACTCTGAAGAAGATTTGAAAGAACTAACAAAAAAAGATCTGTTAGATATGGTCGAAAGACCCACAGAACTAAAAATGTTTTGTTCTCATTAAATAATTAATATAAAAATATGAACCAAGATTTGAATAATTTTTTAGATAAATTAGAGGGAAGAAAAAAAAATAGTTCTAATAAAGCTATTAATAAGGAAAGAAAAAAACAAGGTTATAAAATAATTAAATTAAAATAAATATATGAGAAAAAAAAATAAAAAAGATTCTGATAAATTGTCAGATAAAGAGTTTAACAAGGTAATGGAAGAAGAAATGAAAAAGGATAACAAAGATATTAGATATAAGTTTTTCTTCGATTCTATGATAAAAAGAAAGAAAAAAATTAATTAATTAATAATAAATATATGAATAAAAGAATAATTAAAATGTTTTTAAGAGATCCAAAAACTAAAAAAGCACTGTTATGTTTAAAATTAATAATAATGATTTTATTGTTAAATATAATATATTTAATAATTAAGTAATTATTGAGAGAGTATAAAATGGTTATACTCTCAACTATAATTAATTAATAGAAAGGAATAAAAATATGAAAAAATACATTAGTTTATATGATTTCCAAAATTGGTTTTCCAATAGTGGAAGTTATAAAAACAATTTTAGTTATGAAGGACAAAAAGCACTTTTTGAATATTTAGAGCAATACGAAGAAGAAATAGACGAAGTTATAGACTTTGACCCAATTTCTTTATGTTGTGAGTTTTCAGAATATGACGACTTAAAAGATTACAACGATCAACACGACACAACATTCAAAAATATTGAAGAGTTAAACGATGAAGCTTTAATAATTAAAATTGAAAATGGTGGATTTATAGCACAAAATTGTTAAACTTTTATATACCATTATATAATTTATATAGTGGTATATTTGTTTTAAATAAGGATTATTAATAAAACAAAATATGTTTTATAAAAGAAAAATAGGAACAAAGACAAAAAAACAAGCAAAAAAAAGACAACCAGATAAGAGGAGTCGCAATATTTTAATTGCTATAATCATCACTTTATTTATAGCTTGGGGAGGACTAAGAGCAGAAAATAATAAAGGAATTGAACAGACCGAACAAATAAAAAATGAATTAAAAAGGCAAAAAAATGATCTGGGTATTAAAAAAATTACTGCTTATAATGTGGGTGATATTAACCAAACAGACGATAGCCCTTGTATATCTGCTAATGGTGAGAATATATGTTTGGCTTTGGAAAGGGGTTATAAAAGGTGTGCTACTAATTTTTTACCATTTGGAACTCTTATAGAGATCGAGAATTATGGTATTTGTATGATCACAGACCGAACAAATAAAAGATATACAGATAGAATTGATATAGCTATGAAGAAAAATGAATACCAAAGGGCAATTAATTTTGGAATACAAAAATTAAATGTAATAATAATTAATTAGAAAGGAATAAAAATATGAAAAAAGAAAAAATTAAAGAAAATTGGAAAGAATTAAGAGAATTAGAAAATGACTTATTTGATTATTTTAATGGTTGGGACAAAAAAGTGGTAATTCAAGAACTTTTAGCTAACTTAACCTTAGAAGAAAAAGTAGATTATCAAATAGATTACAAAGAAATGATGATGAAACTATCATCTGAGTTATTACAGAAAGCGAACAATTAAAACATAATAATTAATAGAAAGGAATAAATATATGTATTTACAAGTTTGGGACACACAGTGTGGTAGATATTTTCACGACGAAGATTACAAGTTTAAGGACTTAAAAGAAGTTTGCGACCACTTAATAGATTATCACTCAATAGATTGCGATATGGAAGTGGAACAAAAACTTTTTGATCAAGGCGATTACTTAAATTGTTGGAAAGCATTAGAACAATTTGATTGGGAATTAACAATTAACAAATAGAAAGGAATAAACTTATGACTAAAAGAGAATTAGCAAAAGAAATATCAATAACTTATAAAATGGGCGAGTTAGAAAATTATGTTCATCAAATATTATGCGAAGAAGCTAATAATTATGTTAAAAATAATTATCCAAAAGTAAGTTGTAAAGAAGAAAGTATTTTACAAGAAGCATATATAAATGGCTTTTATGGTGGGGAAGAAAACGAGAATTGGTATAATGACTTTCTGGAATATGACAATATTATTAATAATTAATTAGAAAGGAACAAATATATGAAAATAAATTATAGAGTAAAAGCTAATAAAAATATTGGTAAATGGTCTAAAACACAACACAATAATAAACAAAAATATTATTGTGATATGTGTGGCAATAAATTGTGGGTAGCTCCCGACAATAAAACTATTTATTGTGATAAAGAACATACCACAAAGGAACAAGCATTTGGCTAAAAACAATATAAATAATTAAATAGAAAGGAATAAAATTATGAAAATAAAAGAACTTATTGAGTTATTAAAGGCTCAACCACAAAATAACGAAATATTATTATCAATAGATAGTGAGGGAAATACTTTTAAGGAAATAGGTGGAGAATATTTTACTTCTGTAGAAAAAGATAAAAATAAAACAATTATCTTTCCCAATGATAAGTGTTGGGATTATGAAGAAAATGAAAAAGGGGAGTTAGAATTAGAAAAAATTAACTAATTAGAAAGGAACAAAATTATGACTAAAGAACAAAAGCAAGATGCTTTACAATGGCTTGAGTTTATTGTTTGGTGTAAAGAATATAAAAGTAAAAGACATCAACAATTAAGTAAAAAAAGTGAGCTTATTTACTTAAAAAGAGTAATTAACTTAATTAATAATTAAAAGAAAGGAATAAATATATGACTAAACAAGAATTAGAATTAGCAGACTCGTAGTTAAGCGATTATATTTGCCAAAAGAAGTAATATTTGCTATTATTTTTTTAGTTAATTAGTAATAAAAATAATTATGAGTGATGAAGAACAAAATGTTGAAGCAGTAGAAGAAGAAGCTGCTGAAGAAGTTTCTGAGGAAGAAGCTACCGAAGAATAAATAATCTTCGCAGAAATTATACATAGAAAAAGATCAGTTAAGCGCAACCCGATAACAGGAGTCGC